CTTGTTCCTTTGTTGGTGATAGAGAAACCACGGCAACCACTAGTATCTAGTGGGTATCGTGGTTGCCCTATGCCGTTATCGCATAGGTAACCTTTTAACGTCATGACAAGATGACGTAGCTTTCCTAGCAACCGTTGATAGGTCGCAAGAATCCGGGAAAGCTAGTGGCGAAAAGCCCCTGTTTTTCAGGGGGATTCGCAAGCCCGCACCTTTTGGGTAGGCGTATCGAGCGGCGCGAATAGTCGCGCCCATTGAATCCATCACTACTAGCTACGTTAAGATAAACGTGTCAAGGAATATCGGTGCGTCTGTTATGCCACGCAACCGATACCCTATCGCAAGAATGCGAGTCTAGCAGGTCAAGATTCGACCACCGTTGTTTCCGCTCATCGTCAACCAGTCTCGGTTCTTCCGTGGTGACGCGCCTTGTCGCTTGTCGCGACAAGATAGGCTATTGGTCGGGCTTCCATGATTGCCCACGCAACCGATCTAGGCTATGCCAAATCGCCTAGTGGTCGCACCCGTACCTATTGCTCTAGGTGGTACTCGTTTTCAGATTGCCAAAGATCAATCGGGTTGTCCAAGCTTGAATAAATCAGACTCGGACTTCGTCCAGTCTATCAAGTCTATTGCTAGGTGTCAATGGGTGGTCGAAAAGATTTTTGGGGTGCTATCCCAAGGTTTGGTGTCAAGAATCATTAACGCACGTAAGTGCTTGATAGATAAGGACTTAGGTGAGCCTATACGTTTAAAACGTATACTGTTTATATTGCGATATGAATTGTTGTATACCATGGATTGACGTAAGTGCTTAATTGACAATGGGTTATGACGCTGGAAGTGTAATTGCCAGTCGCCAGATGTGTTTAGGTTTGCGGGTACCCGAAAATCGCGTAGGATTGACGCTGAGGGTGTCAGTCGGTACTTTGCACGTACCATTGCCCGGACGCGATAGCGGGGCTGCTAGGGGGCTTGCTGTGGGTGTACAAAATCTGAACAATGCGGCAAATTGAAGCCCGAGGGGGAATACTTGTGTGAACAACTATTGTTAGAACAAGTGTGCGCCGTCCGGGGGTTGACCTGTCAGCCGGTTGCCGATTGTGGGCTTGGGCTTCCATTGTGCCGGGCTTGTGTCCGGTTAAGGTGTCTGTGGTCGGGCCCCGGACAACCGCCAGCAGTGTCCGTTCTGGGAGCTTCCGCGCGGTCTACTTCGGATTGCCGCAGGTTTACCTAGATTGACACGCACTACTTACAACCTTGGGGATGTCAGTACGGGTTGATAAGCTACCTTGACAGGGGCCCCTCCAAACAGCCACCTACCAGCTGGATGTTCCCAACCGACCTCAAGCGAGATTTCGACCACTTTCTGTCAAGGATTCTTATGTCAGATCTGCTGTTTGAGGACGACAAGCGTTACCGTCGTGACCTGAACATGGTCCTCAAAGCGATGCGAGAACGCTGGCAAATCCCTGATTCTGTGAAGGAGAAGGCCTTACTGAAGGCCATGGAACTGGTGGATCATCCTGACGGGAGGATCGCTACCAAGGCTATCCAGATCCTGACGGCCATGGAGGCGCAGGTACAGAAGGACCAGCATCGTTATCTGGACCTGATGACAGCAGCGAGCCAGGAAAAGGTGACCAACAACACGTTCACCCAGATCGCGGTGGGCGACCTGGACAGCGTCTATCAGTTGCTGGATCGCATGGGGCCTGCCCTAGCTGGGCCTGCTCTAGAAGGGTCTGCGCAAGCAAATCCAGTCACTGGTACCCGTGTGACAGGGCCTGCTCAAGCGGGCTCAGTTTTGGGTACCCCCGAAACAGGGTCTCTGGAAGAGCCGCTGGAAGAGTAGTTTTTGTGGAGCGTCAGTGCCGCGTCAGGGCTCCACAAGCAGCTCCAGTGCATGGTACCCCGTGCACAGGTACCCTCAGGGAAATCCATTTCTTCTGCAAAGGGCTGCGGATTTTTGCAACCTGACGCACCGGGTTTTCTATCCCGAGAAGGCTATACTACCTGCGAAATAAGAGGTCTAGTCCAGCAGTTCGTTGGCCTTGGCGAGGGCCTCGAAGAGGCAGGCGACGACTCGCTCTGCACAATCGCGGGTGAGGTAGACGGGTTCTTCTTCCGGGTCGAAGACCAGGCCGAATACGGTCAATCCATCAAAGGGATTCTGCCCTACCACCTGGGCTACGGAGACGCCGTAGAGCGAGGTGAAGATGGTGTCAGTCTGGGCATCTGGTCCTTCTGGCTCAATCCATTCCATAAGTGGTCTCCTTGTGCTGTGAATTCTACAAGGGCCTGCCCTGGCGGGCCCAGTTGTCGGTACCACGATAACAGGGACTCCAGCTACTGGTTATCGGTTACTGACTTTCGGGATCAGCCTTTACTGCGCACCTTCCCTTAACTCCAACCACAATAAACCAGACTCGATACCGGGGTGCTGACGCACCCCTTAGCTCGCTGACGCGAGCGGTATATCGGTAACCACCAGTAACGCGGCTCCACGCCGCGTAGACGGTAACCCTTTAGGGGTGCTAACGGCACCCCTCTGGACTTCCATCCGGTCGAGTCCGCCGTAGGGTCGGCCTCTCCCTAACGGCTGCGCCGAAGGTCTTCTGGGCGAATCCAGTAGTTACATGCTTCGCATGCCCGTGTCTCGCAAGCGATCCACGGCGACGTTATTCAGACCGTAAGGCGAAGATCCGTGAATCTCCGCTGTTGCTCCGATTCACTCCCGTATGGAAGTTCCTTGGGCTCGCTACGCTCACGCGAGTCTCGCTATCCTCCCGTTGGTCGGACAGCAAGCTCGCGTTATTTACATATCTATACAGGCCGGAGGCCCAGGTACGCTGGCGCGTCCCTAGCTTCTGTCATCACATCCTGTGCTGACATACGCCCCCCCCTACCCCCCCAACCACGCTTGTTAGCGCACTTGGAAAAGCAGGACAGGGAGCAGTTACGCCCCTTGGATCACATGGTCAGGCCCTGATCCAACCGCTGGATTTCAGCGTCCCCTTTGGGCCTCCGCGAACTGACGGGAGTCATTCCCGGCAAGCGGCACCGAGGTAGAGACCACGGCGAGAGGAGAGTTCTTTTAAGTCGGCCACAGTATTCATTCTGCTTTTGATGGCTTCGACTGGGCTGCGTCACGCATGCACCTGTTCATGGGGCACCCTGAACTGGTCAGCCAGGGCAGACCTTGCGGAGTAGCTTTCGCAGCCGTTGGGACCAGCCAGGGGTAGTCTGATTCCCTGGGGGTTACCACTCGCGACGGAGTGGTCCGGGTTTGCACGCGGCACAGGCACCGGCCAGCCTATAGACGATGATCAGCAGACGCCCACATTCTATCCGATAAGCCCCCTTTACGCCATAGTCCATGGACGGTAATGTTCAGGAGATTCGACATTACTTGGTGGGGAGGGTTTATGATTTTCTTTGACATCGAGACTGGGCCGCAGGCGGGGATTCTGGAGAGCAAGTTTGCTCCCGGCAACGAGGCGTTCGACCATCGGCCCTTCGATCCGACTTCGGTCAAGCGGCTGAAGAAGGACACGGACGCCAGTTATCAGGATCGGGTGCAGGAGGCGCACGAGGCCTACGTCCTCAAGGCGGCGGAGAAGGCCGGCAAGCACCACGCGGACACGGCGGAGAAGCGGGAGGAGTTCCTGGACTCGGCCTGCCTGTTCGCTCACCTCGGTCGCGTGCTGGTGATCGGGGTTCTGGAGGAAAATAATTTCCGAGCAATCGAAGGGGATGAAAGAAAAATCCTGAAAGAATTCTGGGATTTGTTTCGGGAGTCTTCTCTTCGGGCGAAAGAAATGGTCGGCCACAACATCCTGGGGTTCGACCTGCCCTTCATGGTGCGGCGGAGCTGGTCGCTGGGGGTCGAGGTGCCTCGGGACACGGTGACGGTCAAGGGGCGGTACACGAACTGGCATCCGCTGTTCCAGGACACGGCGACACTCTGGTTGCTGGGGCAGTACAGCCGCGACACCAAGTGGAGCCTCGACGCGGTGGGCCACTGCCTCGGCTCCGGGGGCAAGATCGTGGAGAGTGTCAGCGGCAAGGGCTGGTGGCGCACCTATCAGAACGACAAGGCCAAGGCGATGGCGTATCTGGAGAACGACTGCCGGCAGACGCAAGGTATCTACAAGGTCATGGCCCGGGGGATTCTCTGATGCAGGCCAAGCACCGGCGGGGGAAGCGGGGCAGGTTCAGCCGGTACAGCAACGAAGACATCGCGAAGATGAGGGCCGAGTGGAAGAGCGGGCTCAAGTATCGGGAGATCGCTGAACGCTGGCAGTGCTCTGTGCCCACGGTTTGCGATTTTATTCTCTATGGAATCAAGGGGAGACCAAGGAGTGGAAGAAGGACATCGCTGGGGTAAGCGAGGGAAGTTGAGCAGGTTCAGTGTTGATGATGTTCGGGGCATGGTGGCAATGCAGAAGCAGGGCTACAAGCTCCAGGCCATCGCCAGCAGGTACAGCTGTGCGGTGAGCACCGCGTGTCGCATGGTCAATTATCTGGAGTATGGGATGCCAAGTCCAAGCAAGGCCAAGGGAAATGGATTCGAGCGTGAGTTGGTGGAGTTGGCCCATGCCAACGGCCTGCCAGCCAAGCGTGCGTGGGGGTCCAACGGTCAGGCGTTGGGGGAACATGAGACGGTAGACTTGCTGCTCGCGGGACTGAAGATTCAGGCGAAGCGTCGGAAGGCGATTGCGAGTTTCCTGCAAGTCCCCGAGGCGTGTGACGCGGTGATCTTCCGGGAGGACCGGGGGTCCGCGATGGTGTTGATGAGTTTAGAGCGGCTCTTTGAGCTGCTGAAGAAGGAGTCGGACGATGGCACAGAAACCAAGTAAAGGAGTGGGGGGATGCAAAACGTGCGGCAAAACGGTGAAGATCGCTTCAGCAAACAAGGCGGTAAAAAGAATCCGCAAGACAAAGTAAAGAGCCGGTACTTCCTGATCGGGCATTTGCCAGAGGAGTGGGGCGACGAGGATAACCCGGATCGAGACGCGGTCATCATCCGCATGTACTCGGAGCGTAACGACTGGGTGCCTGGGCAGGACACGTTCCTGCACGATGTAGCGTCGATGCTAGGGGCCGATGCCCTGCTGCTGGGCGACTACTGGCTTACCGACCTCTACGCTCCGCAAAACCTGGGTGCGGATGTCGTGATGCTAGGTGCAGGCGAGTGCTCTGACGAATACCAGCTTGCCCTGCTCGCAGCGGCCAGGGCGTGCGGCAAGCCGGTGTTTGATGCCAGGTCGCAGATGCAGTCCAGTTTCGGCGTCATACCATGGGGAGTGATCGATGACGAAGGCGATGTGTATTGAGATGGCGATTGTGCTGGCGGCTGGCGTTGCCACGCTGGCTGGACTCGGGGAACTTCCCAAGATGAAGACGCATGAGACCTTTGGCCGCGTAGCGTGGACTGATGGTGGCCTGCTGGTTCAGGAGGTGGAGGTTACCACCTACGACGCCGGTGGAGAGGTGCTCACGCAGAAGAAGTACTGGGAGGTGGTGCGGAAGCTGTCCGACGCGGAGAGCGTCCGCCTCAAGCCCGAGGAGGCTAGTAATGGGTTCCTGGTTAAGGATCTCACCATCCCGGGGGCCAACTTGCGGAAAGAGAAGTGAGCCGGTAGACTCTGACATATCAACCTCGTCTCGGGCAACGCTTTTTCCGGGCGTCCGAACGAACATCCGGGCCATGCTGCTACTAACAGCGTGGCCCTTTTCATGCGCCGATATTGCCACGCCCTCTCGGGCTGCTGCCCTCCGCTCTAGTTACCATCGGCAGTGGAATTCCCCTGTCTTATGGAGGGCCGACATGGCACTTTCTTTTTCTACAACGCTGCGGAACAACCGCGCGAACGACATTACGACTGCGGTCGGTGGTTCCGGCCTGCTGCGGATCTATGCTGGCACCGCACCGGCGGATGTGGGCACGGCGATCACTACCCAGACGCTGCTTGCCGAACTGACCTGCAACGCGACGTTTGCCCCATCGGCTTCGTCCGGTGTGCTGACGCTGAATAGCATCACCCAGGACAGCAGCGCGAATGCTACGGGCACGGCAAGCTTCTTCCGTATTACCACCTCGGGTGGCACTGGCATCATCCAGGGGACGGTTACTGCCACCGGCGGCGGCGGAGACCTGACGCTCAACACAACGGCCATCTCGTCAGGAGCGGCGGTGAGCGTAACCAGCTTCGTCATCACCGAAGGAAATGCCTAATGGTAAGTCTCTTGGATCTCTCCTCAGGCGTGCCTGACGCCGAGTGGCTTGGATCGCGTAACGTAGTTAGCAACTACGTTGCCCCCAAGGGCGACAGTGGAAATGATGTGTTCTCCATTGCACGCGGTGCCGGTCGGCAGGGCAACGACTGCCTGCTAGTTACAAGCCCGGATGCAAAGGCTGGCCTGCCGGGGTTCTGGATCATCAGGGCCAAAGGCAACGGCAAGGGCCTTGTGTCTGGCATCAGCAACGCAGACGCTTATCTGGCAGCTGGTCAGCAAGTGAACCGGCTTTCGTTTTGGCTGCGGTTTGATGCAGGATTCCGGGCGAAGTCCAGCACCAGTGCTGCGCAGAATCTGCACGTTGGAACCTACCACCACGACCCTGCAAAGCCTGGAGTCAAGAAGGAGTCAGACAACTGGCACTTCTATCACCAGCTTCTGCTGCGGCATGACCTTGCCAAGGGCAATTGGGTGCATGTGGTTGTGAACGAGTTGCCAACACACCAGCGCGGGTTGAGCAACGGCTTCCCTGTCTACAACCCAACATCGCCGGCTGGCAACTACTGGGAGATTGCGACCAGATTCTATATTGACCTGCATCCGTACTTTAGCGACCCGGAGATCTCCTACCCGGTCAAGATGTGGGTGGACGACATCCGGCTTGAGTACAGTGATCCGTTTGCACAAGTAACGGCATCGATTGTGCAGTCCCCTGCAAGTGTGGCTGTCGGTCAGCCGTCGCGTTATCCGGTTACGTTAGTCAACCACACTCCCAATGCGATTGGCGGGGTGATTGCCCATCGAAGCCGATATGGATGGCGCCCCGACCTGCTGGACAAGTCCGCGCAGCGTTCGGTTCATAAGCAACGGGTTGTGCTTCAGCCTGGGGCAAACGACTTTGAGTTGGTGATCAACGTGAAAGACGGAGCCAAGCCGGGCATGAGCATGCGTCACGGTGTGCTGTTTGTGCCCGACAGCGAGTCGCGCCCAAATAATTCGTCGCACGCGGATTCCAACGTCCGCATTGCAAGCGGATATCAACTGACTGGACCAAGTGATTGCTCTCCGGTTCATGCATCCGTCCGATTGACCGTAGCGTGAGGCTCAAATGACTGAAGCAGAAATCAGGGCAGCGATCTCGGTAGATCCACAGTTCCGCCAGTGGATTGAGGAGGGAAATGACCAAGCGGTTGCCGATGCGCTGAGTCCCCTCGCGGCCAAAGTGCCAACCGGCGAACTCTACACGGAACGTGCGATCTTTGCAGCGCTTGGTCCCATCATGGCCGAGTCGGTCCTGTCGAAGCTGGAGCAGTTCGCAAACACTGGAAGCAGCGGTGCGTCCGTTGTGAAGCGTGGCCTTCAGTGGCTGAAGCCCAACGAGGGTGGACTCGACTTCCAGCATCCTGACGTAAAGCAGCTACTTCAAGGCCTGGCAGCCGCCGGCGTGCTGACATCCGATGAATTCATCGCTCTCAATGCATTGGGGCTGCGTCCGGGTACTGTCACAATTGCCGATGTTGGTAACGCCGTTTCACCGTGGCGACCAGATGGCAAGATCCAACCGATCCCGGAGAACTGATAGATGGCTCTTCCTGATTACATTGAACTGACACAGGGAACAGCGGTTGTCTGGGGCGAGTCCGGTGCTAGTGGTGTTACGGCTACGTTGAGCCTGGATGCTTTGGCAAACGGCTCTGCGCGAATGGGGGCGTCTGTCGACCTCGGTGCGGACTTCTCTACCGAATACTTGTGCTATTTCCGAATCGAGACAGGCACGGCTCCCACGGCAGGCAACACGGCTGACTGCTATTTGCTCAGTAGTTACGACAACAGCAACTGGCCTGCAAAGGTCACCGGATCAGATGCTGCGTACACGTTGGGCACCAGTGACGCGAACCTGAGGCAGGCAGGGCCTCCTGTAATTGTGCTGGTCGCAACCGCTGACGGCAACACTGTCTTGGAGCAACAGCCAGTGATCTGGCGACCAAGAGGCAGGTACGTTGTGCCAATCGTCGACAACAATCTCGGTCAAGCGATCCGCGACGAGACGACGAATACAGACAACGGATCCCGCGTGATACTTGTTCCACTTCGCAGCAAGATCAACGATTAACGCATGATCCCTAGCCTGTCTGATTACGCAACGGGCAATGACGCGCTGCACCAGTCGCTGTGGCATGGATGCCTGTTTGCGCACTGCCCTAGCCTGGGCAACACAGGTCCGAAGCTCTACGAGTTCGTGCAAGGGCAGTCGGCTGCAATCAGCAATTACGTTGCGTCGGCGTGGGTCTACGACAGCGGACTGCCTGTAGTCGAAAACACCGAGAGTGGAACTAACACCAATCGCGCGTCGTTCTGGACTAATCTTGCAATACCCAGCAATGTCGCGTCGTACTCAATTTGGATCTACTCTGCCGGTCAGACGACAGCACTTGGCTGCCCGATCACCAGCGGGTCGACAGGCACGACGTTCAGGATGAACGTGTCTACCGCTGGAGTCCTCACCACGAGTTGGGGTAACGGCCTGCTTACTCGCACCGCACCTACTGCTTTAACGGCCAACACCTGGACGCACGTTGTTTCGCAGCGAAGTCGAGGTGGCAATTCGGTTGAGTTGTACGTCGACGGGGTGTTAGTCGACTCAGCGGCCACGGGATCGACCACGACCGTTGCTGATTCAACCGTGATTTCATTGCTTGCGCGAAACGACACAAACTCATTTGTTTCGCGTTTTGCGGGAAGGGTTGACGACTGCCGAGTTTACAACCGCACGCTGTCTCACGCAGAGGTGAGATTGCTTGCATCCCAGCGAGCGATCTCGTTTGTGCCTCGCCGTCGTCGAACTTTTCTGGTCCCTGCACCAGATCAAGATGCAGTTAGTGGAAGTGCATCTGCTACGGCATCCAACGCAACTTCTTCTGCATCTGGTGTTGAGTCTTTCGACGGATCGTCGTCTCAAACGACTTCAAGTGCAACGTCCTCGGCTTCAGGATCGCAGGCGTTCATTGGAACATCGTCAGCTAGTACCGAAGCGGCAACCTGTTCAGCTTCAGGTTCGGTCACATTCGCATCAATAGCTTCAGTTTCGACTGCGGCATCAGTAAGTGTTGCATCTGGGTCGGTTGAGTTCGTAGCTGCGTCTAGTGCTTTGGCTGATGGTGCAACGTCCAGTGCGTCCGGTGGGATGTCAGTTGATGGAAGTTCATCGGCTCAATGCGGTAGTGATTCATCATCTGCTTCTGGTTCAATCGGCAACTCGGGATCGGCATCGGTTTCTGCCGATGACAGCCTTGCAACCGCCGCTGCCGTTCAGTCGCTTGTGGGGTCTGCCTCAGGAACGACAACGGATTCTGCCTCAACTGCATCGGCTTCCGTTGCGTTGTCTGGTCAGGCAAGTGCCACGACACAAGACTCAACGTCAGTGGCGACTGGTGGCAACGGCACGTTTGGCGATGGGGCAAGCCAGCTTGCAGACGCAACAAGCCAATGTTCGGGTGAGTTGCTGTTTGCCGGCACTGCGTCTGCATCCACTGCCTGCCAAGGTGGATCGTCTGGAACTGTACAGGATATAGGTTCAGGGTCGGCATCTACTGCCAACGCACAGGCGTCTGCGTCGGCGTTGATTGCCACTGTTGGTGTCGGTTCGTCGACAACAGCGTCCGCGTCTTCGGCTGCTGGTGCGGTGACTGTAGTTGCCATTGCAACCGTTGTGACAGCGTCGGCCACCTCGGCGGCGGTTGGTTCGATTCCAACAGCAGGCACCGCCGCAATCACGCTTCAGTCCGCCACAGTCTTGGCGGTTGGCATGATTGTCCAGACAGACATTGAGCTGATTGGCGCAGTGGAGCAGGCTCAGTGCGACGGTTTATTGTCAGCTCCGCTGATTGGTGGTCGCGTAAGGGAAGACAGACTGGAGGGTCGTAAGATATGGCCGTGAGAGTGATCTACCAGAATGACACGCGACACATCCGCTTGCAAATAGCGGACGAGCGAGCGGTGTCAGGGATCTACGACCTGTCGCAGGCGCAGACGATTGAGGTTGCCATTGGTGACTGCCCGACTGGTGCGTTGCAGGTTTACAGCTTCCTGGCTTCGGCGGTTATCGTTGGACCACCTACCAACGGGGAGGTTTCGCTGACTCTCACTCCGGCTCAGACATCGCTGATACCGGAGGGAAAGCATCAGTTCCGGGTTCGGGTTATCGAAGCGGATGGTGATCGATACACGGTTTACACCGAGGCCGTGCTATTCCGCTGCGCGATGTGATCCCGTGTGTTTCCACCAGCCACGTTCAGTCATGACAAATCCGTTTGCTCGTGTCATCAGCTGGTCAAGCTGTTCCATTGGGACCATCAGCTTGTCGGCCAGGTCTTGCTTGCGCCGCATCTTGCCATCCATTGCATCCAGTAGTTCGTCCATAGTCAGGTCCGATTGGCGGGCGACATGTTCAGCGACTTCCGGTTGCATAGCCGGATGGCTGCCCTCTAGTTCAATCGCCAGTCGGATTAGTTCGGCAGCCTCCTCGCGGAGCTGTGCTGCCATTTCGAGTCGAGTCAGTCGTTTTTTCACCTTGCGTTCCCCCTTTGCTTCTTATTTGCCACCAAGAATGGGTGAAGTCAATCGGGGTGCGGAGAAAATGCGTTGAGCACAGTCACGGTAGATTCAGGTCAGTTGGCGTCCATGCTTGCCCAAGCCAGCACGATAGGCTGGGGGCGTGTAGCCATGGGCGAGAACTTCCAAGCCTACCCGTGGCTGCGGGTCTTGGAGCATAAGTACTTGCACCCGTTGGAGATGGGTGATATCAGGCGGTTGGCGATCTCGGCTCCAAGCCAGCACGGCAAGAGTACGGTTGCGGCCAACCTGTTTGCGAGCAGGTACCTGGCGAAGAATCCTAACAAACATGTAACGATTGTCAGCTACGGTGATGACCGGGCTCAGAATATCGGATCCCAGTGCCGCGACTTACTTACAGAACACGGACATTTGTTCGGTGTCGAAGTGGACAAGGGCAATCGCTCGAAGGTTCACTGGTTCCTTCAAGGCTACCGTGGCAGCATGCGTTCGGTCGGATGGGGATCGCCATTGACAGGGTTTCCTTCTGACCTGTTGGTGATCGATGATATCTGCAAGTCGATGGAGGAGGCCCTCAGCTCCACGTTCCAGCAGAAGTGGATGCAGTTCTGGCAAGCGGTTGCGAGTCAGCGATTGTCTAAAGACGCTCGCGTTTTGTTGATTGGTACTCGCTGGTCGCCGGACGACTTGATAGGCCAGATCCTCAGGGAGAAGCGGATCTACGGGCCGCAGTGGCATGAGGCAGTGTTCAAGGCGATTGCCACCGAGGATGAACTTGATCACAAGGGTGAGGTCTGGCGTCGGGAGGGAGAGCCTCTGTGCTCCGATCTGCATCCGATTGAGCAGCTGCTGGAGGCCCAGCATACCGTCCCTCGGCACATCTGGGAGACGATGTACCAAGGAAATCCCGTCACGCCTGACGGGAACCTTTGGGATGGCAGTCTGTTCGTTGACTCTGATGAGACAGCGATGTGGTGCGATGAGCTGCCAAGCGACATCCTTTACTGCGCCATCGCCGTTGACCACGCTCTCGGTCGTGACCTCAAGAACTCCGACTACTCAGCCATCGTCGCATTGGCTGTTACAAAGTCTTCGGATCGCCTGTATGTCAAGGCATCGCTGGAGCGTACCGGGCCTGACCAGACCATTGAACGGCTGATCGATTTCATCCGCGACCTGCCGGTTCAGCCGGACATCATTGGGTCGGATGCCAACCAGTTCCAGAGCTTCATTGTCAACATCGCTGCGGACCGGCTCCAGGCTGCTGGCATTGTCACGCCAATCGTCCCTATCGAGGACGAGATGCGGGTGAACAAAGAGAACAGGATCATGGAGCTGGATGGTTCGGTTCGCCACCAGGACTTCATGTTTGTGAGGGACAAGGGCACGGAGATCCTTGTTTCCCAGCTAAAGCAATTCCCCCACGGGCGACATGACGACGGGCCTGATGCCCTGCACATGGCCTGCAAGATGATGAGGATGATCGCGGAATGATCGATGAATCAGTGAGTGGTGAACTCCAGATCATGGAGCAGTTGTCCAATCGCCTTGGTGGTCTGTCGCGGCAGTCGATGTGCCAGTCGGGATGGAACGGGTTTGGCACCTTCGGGTACTGGGAAGACGGTGGCAAGAGGTTGCCCTACTATGACGCCACCAGCATGGACCACATGTACCGGGTGGGCTTTGAGCTGTGGAGGTTCCCGATCATCAGGGCCATGATCGAGCATCTGGTCAGCTACTGCGTGGCGAAGGGCCACAAGTACATACCGCAGCGGAAGACCGGAAAGTCTGTCACCCAGAGCACCCTGACGCGGATCGAGGGTGCTATCGAGGATGTAATGGAAGAGGTCGACCTTGGCAATGCCACCGGATGGTATCTGCTTCAGGAGGAGACGGTGCGCCGCCACTATCGGGACGGCCAGTGGTTCCGCAAGTTCGGGTTTCATTCGGATGGTCGGCTCTGGGTTCGATTTATCGAGCCGCTTGATATCCGGCCTCCGTCATTTATGCAGTCGACTGTGGCGACAGCCGGGCCACCCGAAGAACTGCGGATGGTGAACGTAGGAGGGCAGGTCGTGCCGGTGGTTGGCCGGCAAGTCTGGCACGGCGAGTTCGGCGTCGTCACCGATCTGGCGGACGCCTGCACGATCCTCGGTTACTGGAGGAGACGTATTCGCCAAAATGGTGAGCTGGGGAAGATTTCTGAGTATTTGTTCGAGCCAGCGTCCAACATCCAGTCAGGCAAGGCCGGGGTGGACATGAACGATCCTCGGGGTGTGCCAGCCTTCTGGGATGTGTACTGCCACTGCAAGCAACTGGAGGAGGTGATCAACGCCATGGTGGAGCTGGCGATCACCCAGTCCAGCTTCGCTGCGGTCTATACCCACAAGGCAGCCACCACGGCGGACGCCCTGCGGAACATTGCCAAGCAGACCCAGAAGATGGTGCAAGAAAACGATGGACGGCCCAACCCAGGGCAGATCGTCCACGTCAAGGGTGCCGAGCTGGAGCTGCCAGGCATGAGTGTCCGTGCCACTCAATACGTTGAGTTGATCCAGTCGCTTCAAAGAATTCTTGGGAATGTTTACGGAATTCCGGAATTTATGGCGACAGGCGATGCAAATACGGGAAACCGTTCTTCGCTGATTGCAGCCGAGGGTCCGTTCGCATTGCGGGTCCAGCGTGAGCAGAAGAACCAGTCGGTGCATGATGTGGAGCTGATGTGGCTGGCGGTGGCAAGGAAGCTGGGTTGGAGCCAGAGCAAGCTGGCCTCAGTGCAGTCAAGCGTCCGCATCCGTGCCGAGTATCCAACAGCCGCCATTCGCGACTGGGCGAAGGAGATGTCAGTCATGCTTGAGCTGTACAAGGAAGGCGTCGTCTCTGCCCAGCAAATCAATCGACGCATGGACGTTGATGACGAGCAGATGGTGTACGAGCTTAAAGTTCGAGAAGCCACACCGATGCGTGCAGACACACCTAGTCAAGTCAATAATCGCCCTGAGGCTGTGAACGGAAGCCAGCAGGGAAGCTGACAGCCTCTTCATATATAGGAGTGCCATGAAACCAGATCGACTTGTCGAGAGCTTCGACTTCCGTGGTTCCACTGTGGACCGCGAGAACTGGGTCATCAAGGGCGTGAAAGTCCTTGGGCGCACTAGCCGCAACGGTCGGATCTACGAGGACGCTGCGATTCGCGACTCCTCGGTCCTGTGTGAGAACATGCCGGTGACGGTTCGTGGTGGACACAACCGCGAAGACCGCGACTACCACAGCCAGAACGGCCAGCTGCGAAACGGAACAGCTCGTAATCTTGGGACCGACAAGGCCGCAAGTTACTACGACTGGCACCTCAATCCTGCGGATGAGCTTACGGAAAAGATCTGCTACGACGCAGAGCATTTCCCGGAAAACGTCCCGCTGTCCCACGAGGTCAGTGCCTACGAGGGCGAGGTGGATAAGGAGGGCATCCTCCATGTCGAGCGTCTAATCGAAGTGGACGGGGTCGCCGCTGTCTATCGAGGCGGAACGAACCGCTCATTGTTTGAATCGGAGACAGTAAAGATGGATCTCAAGACCCTGAAGACGCAGCACGCTGAGTTAATCGAGCAGCTGCGCACCGAAATCCTCGCGGAGGACACGGTCAAGAATGAACTGACCGAGGCTCAGAAGCAGCTCGCCAAGGCTGTTGCCGAGAAGGAATCTTTGCAGGAGAAGCTGAATGAAGTCGAGTCGACGCTTTCCGAGTACCGGGCGTTGGAAGAACGTGCGGCGAAGCAAAAGCAGGTCCACGAAACGGCGAAAGAAGTCCTAGGTTCGTCGGTCAGTGACAAGCTTGTCGAGAGCCTCCTGCCGCTCAATGACGAACAGATTCGTGAAGTGCTGGCGGAGATCAAGGCCAGCAAGGCCAGTCATTCCAGCCAACCGGAGTCCGGGGTTTCTGCCCCTGACAGCACCAGCGGCGCAGCGTATGCCAGCGGTTCGGCACCCATCAACAAGATCGGTTTTCAGAACCGCTTCTAAAGGAGTTATAAGATGGCTTGTACTGCAACCAACCATGCAAATGTCGGGCTTCGTCGGAAGTACGACCATGCTTACTACGAACTGCCGGTGGATCCCGAGTGGGGAATTCCGGTGACGAATTGCTGGGTGTTCCTGGATACGAACACGGGATACATCCGTCCGTTTTCCAGCACCGACAGCGTCACGCAGATCCAGGACAGCCCGATCAAGGGAGTGGTCCAGGACTTTGTCCGACCCGGTGTCGACAAGATCCTGGTGGTCTGGACCTGCGGTGTCTTTCAGTTTGACATCAGCACGCCCGCTGAAGTGTGGGCAGGCATCAGTGGATTCATTCCGTACCTGGATGGCTCCGCAGTCAGCAACACGAAGTTCGCACCAGCAGGTGAGGACACGCCGCTGCTTATCGCCATCCAGCATGGCCCGTGCCTTTGCCAAAGCCAGTACTCGGATGCCTGCCAAACGGCTGGCCCGGTGGCTTCGGAAAGCCCCACTACTTCACTCACCATTGCCAACGTGACCAACGCGGTCGGCAAGTTCTGTAGCTAGGAGGACATCATGTCCAAGACCAACATCAACGACTTCCTGGTCGAAGGCTACCGCAGTGCCGCCCCGAATGGCACGGTGACCAGCCAGGATCGCCTGCAAGAAGTCTTCCGTGATGTGGACACTCGTGCCATGGACCGGGAGCTGGACTTTAACGAGCTGGACTACAAGCATCTCTTCGAGCGGATCATGCCGAAGCAGGTGTTTGATTTGTTCAACAGCTCTGGCCGGATCCAGAGCAAGGAGCAGCTCAAGCCGCTCCGGGAATCTGCCGAAGCCGCCATCAAGGCGTCATACTTCGACCAGTTCCTGGATCGCTGCGTGACGCGGCAGATGGCCCAGTTCACCTGCGACATGGCACCCACGCTGCTGCGTGGTCTGGCTACGCGAGTGGATGCCCCCTGCTCTTCCTTCAATGACCGCAAGCTGTGCGAGTTCCCGATGGATCCGCCGCCGGATCTGTGCGGAAAGTCGGAGGAGGACGAAGAGCCGGCACGGTTCTACCAGCTTGGTCGTCAGCGTTGCTGGACGATGCCGAAGCCGAACTATGTCAGCTTCAGCTTTGCCCTGCACCGGAACCTTGTGTGCGTGGATCCTACGGGTGAAGTGCGTCGTCAGATCGAGCAGCGTGTTCGCTGGTTTGACATCATCGACGAGAAGAATGCCGCTCGCCTGATGTTCGACATCAAGGGTGCAGGCATGTGCCAGTACCCCTATAGCTATGACGGTACGACCTACTCGTCCGGCTACAAGGGTGCATCGGCTGGTGCTCCGTGGACGAACGTGATCGAGGACGCGGCACTCAAGCTCAACGGATGCAGCGAAGCTCCGCTGTGTGCGATTGAGCAGGTGTACGAGGATATGCGTGATCCCTACAACTGCTTCCCGATTGATTGCGGAAGTGGTTTCCAGGTCATGCTGACGCGGGACTGCCAGAAGTACCCGTACCTCGACATGATCGCACCGAAGTCGATCACCAAGGCCCAGTCCGGTCAAGACTGCGAGTGTGCTGCGGTGGTGGATCGGATGGCTCGTGACGGCTGGTCAACCAACCCGCTGATGAGCCGTTGGGTCTACGACGAACTGGTGAAGTTCTACAAGAGCGGATCCTACGTCGATCTGGGTGGTACGACCCGTACCTACAACGACGCTCAGGCGCAGTACGCCGCCAAGAACACCTACCTCGTCAGCAAGTCGCTGGCCGAGACGTTCGGATTCATGGTCGACTTCGATGTCACGACCCGCGAATTGTCGGGCACGGACACCTGGCAGTACTTCGACCGTGGCGTGACGTGGATGCGACGTTACGAGCGAAAGGCCAGCTTCATGTGGCTGCGTCCTTGGATGTCGCTGCTGGTTCGTGCGTTCTACACGCCTGATCCTCTCGACTAGTGTTTAGAAAGTGGGGCAAGCAATGGAAGAGTTTGAGGTTAAGCGTGGTCCAGGTCGTCCTCCCAAGTCGCTAACGGAGCCAGCTCCGAAGGTGCAGCAGGAGGGCGACACGGACATTCTCCAAGCCCGCATTCGGTCGATGGAGCTTCAGCTTCAGTCGCTTACGGGCAAGCGTGAAAGCCGGGAAGAGGTCAGCGAGAAGGCGAATGCCATTGTCGAGCGAATCAAGAAGGTCGCTCAGAGCAAGGGTGCGAACCACTGGCGTGTCCACAACTCCCGCTATCGCGATGCGGCTGGCGATCCGGTGACGCATGACTTCTGGTCGGACGCTCCCGATCCTGAGTCAGCTCGTGCGGACTACAATCGCCGCAATGGCCGTTACTGGTCGCCCGACGAGGGTGACGATCCGCTGAAGTTCGAGTTGATCGTGGAGCAGTAATGGCGAACGTCAAGCCAACGTCCAAGAAGTTCTCTCCGCTGGATCCCGAGTCGAATCAGATCCAGGTTGGCAGTTCGCTGCCGCCTGGAAAGTTTCCGACCGGGAGCCAGTTCTTCAACACGGCAAACTCCATCCTCTACGTTTACGCGAATGATGGATGGAATCCGAGTACTGGTGCCAGTGGAGTAGTCGACGAGTTCATCGCTCTCGCGGATACTCCAGGTTCCTACGTTGGCTCTGGCAATCTCTTTATAACCGTCAAGGCGGATGCCTCTGGCGTTGAATTTATAAACCCCTCCTCGGCAACCTCTCGTATAGCCGAGATGCAGGGGGCAACCGCTGGTGCGGCTGGAACCAAGGGAATGGTTCCGGCCCCGGCAGCTGGTTATCAGGGCAGGTTCCTCCGTGGTGATGCCTCATGGCAGACAGTGGTCACCAACGAGGCAGAGGTCTCGCGTGGTCATGGTCCACCGCAGGGGCTGCCTGCCACCGTAAACGATCTGTACGTTGACCTGGCAGCAGGCGATCTCTGGTATTCCACTGGATCCCTCTGGGAGCGGCTGGATATTCCGTCGACTGCCGATGCGTATGCCACGATGCCGGCAAGCTACCCGAGCAATCCATCATCACCCACCCCAGCCGAGGCACAATCCTACGCAGCCTCCCTAGGGCTGGTCGGTCCCACCGTTATCACATTTGCCGGTGGTGGTCCGGCAAACGATCCGGCCTTTGCGTGGTTCGTTGATCGTGCTGGTGGGACCGTTTGCATTCGTGACCTGACCGCCCAGCAGGGGCCTCCCGGTCCAGTTGGTCCAGCAGGCCCGTCAGGGATCTCGTGGAAAGGCAACTGGTCTGGGTCTACCAGCTACGTCGCCAATGATGGTGTGCTGTATCAGGGCAGCAGCTGGCGTGCGCTCCAGCCAAGCCTGAACCAGGCTCCGGTAGCGGGAGCGTACTGGGCGTTGCTTGCCCAAAAGGGTGCGGATGGTGGCGTCACGGACGGCGACAAGGGCGACATCA